AACCTTGTACCTGAGTTTTTAGCTTTTCATTTTCTTCACGAAGTTCTTTCGCCAGTCGTACAGCTTCTTCACGGTCACGTTCTTCCTGACGATATTTCTCCGTTAGCTTCTTGATACGTTTCTGGACGTTTTTGCTGTAGTTCTCAAGCTCTTCGCCAGACTGCTCTGGCTCTGCTTGAGCTTCTTGTTTGGTTTCAGTTTCAACAGCTTCCCCGGAGTCAGTTTCCTCACTCTCAGGTAAATCAATCTCTACTTCTTCGATTTCATTCTTTTCTTCGTCAGACATTCATCACATCTCCTGGTTCAAGAATCGTCGCAATGACTTCATCATCGTTAATAATCCGGATTTCCCCGCCATCAATCTTGAATCGGGAACCCGCATAGCGGCCAATACAAACCCACTCACCTTCTTTACACCAAGGTTCGCAATCACCAAACTTAGCAGGATCTTTATACGCCAACGGCCCGATTTTAAGAACGTAAGCCACAACAGTAGCCAGTTGTTCCCGTTGCCGGATCTCATCTGGGATATATATCCCACCTTCAGTGGTAGATTGACCCTGATAAGGCATCACAAGAATCCGCCATCCAGTAGGAGTTGGCAGTCTTTCTTTTAATGATTTATCGAGGAGGGAGGGGTCTAGGACGCGGTTCGACTCTTCAACATAGGCGTTTTCGAGTGATGGTCCATCTTTCTTCGGTTCTTTCGCAGTCTCTTCAGCAGCTAAACTAGCGGCGACGTGCTCCGGAACTAGCAAGGAGGTCTTCGACATCGTCTTCACTTTTCTCCAGCAGGGTCTTTATTTCGTCGATGGCAGTAGCAATACCCTGAAGCTCACCTACCATACTGCGATATTGCTCATAGTTCTGAGCAATACCGTTTGCCAATTGATCCCGTAAATCGAATTCACGTTCTCGTAGGACTTTATACAATGATTGTGCGAATTGAACAACATCCATTATAAAATATCTTGTTTGTTGTACATGACGTCATCATCTTTGATAGGGCCGCCCTCTTCCCATGAATCACAGGTGTTTGTTGCTTGGCAAACAAACTTGAGGAGCTGGCAGTAACCAACCTCGGACTCTTCCTCCGCGTCGATACACTCCATCATTGATGATGTTTGGTTGTAATATTCACAGTTGCCGCACACTTCAGATAAACGAAAACCGCCATCGTTCTGCGGATCACGGTAGTTTGCTTCTTCTACAGCCGCCTGTTTATTCGCTTCGTTGATTTCTGGATCTTGCGTAGCAACAGGGCAGTTCTTTCCGTCTTCGCTTTCTTCCATCTTATCAACAGGCATACCGCCCATTGTGATCGTGATGCTGTACATTAGTATGTTCCGCTAAACTTTCTGCCGGTCAACTGAACACAGCCGCCCTTGCTGTAACCTTTAACCATCCCGCCATCGCGATAAGTTTCGGTCTTACCTTCACGGCGACGTTCATACCGCATCGCATCTTCCAGAGCGCCTGGTTCTTTTCCTGATACAGGCTCCATTGGAACACGGGCATACTTAACTTTTTGATCGGTGTATGCGTCTTCCATCGCTGCAGTTTTTTCGGTTTTAGTAACCTTACCGCCTTTTTTAAACCCAGGAACACCAGCTCCTCTCAAAAAGTCTTTTCTAGTGACCTTTCCATCACCTGTTAAATCTGTAAGTTTTTTCTTACCCGGCATCACTTCTTACCTTTCTTGTCCAAGAAACCTTCAACAGCACCACCACCAAAGTAAAAGCCTAAGATGATCAGCATCGCGTAGTTAATACTAAACTGCTCCATAACTTTTGTCACTGCATCGGAATCCCCCTGTCCGGACAATGTCATGCCAAGAACCAGAAAGTAGCTTCCAATAAAAGTCAAACCAAACATCAAAGCCAAATATCGTTGGGCAATCTTGAATGGAGCGTAAGCATTCATCAGGTCAATCTTGGCTTTTGACTTAGCCGCTATCTCTTCTTCCGTGGATGTGTGCATGTCGTCAATAAGATCAATCCCTGCCTTAATGACTTTCTCTGACCCAAGAATTTTACCAATTACACCAATCATGGTTTTCTCCAGTGTTACTGCATTGTGATTTGATTTGTCTGAACACAAATTGCATCATAGTTCATCTTTGGTTGTGGTGCAGATTGCATTACAGCTTCCCGCGCCTCAAAACACTCTTCCATCGTCATGTAATGACCTTGCGGCATTACATAATACCGTTCAGTTTCCAATAATAAAACAAATAGTACCCATGTGATCATGTCTATACTCCCTGACTCTTGCGAGCCTGTCGTATACGATTAAGTCTGGTTTCGATCCGTTCGAGGGCTTCTGCCAGTCTATAGATGGATGCTCCTTTGAACTTGCCTGGGCAGGTGTTAAGGGAGACACAACGTCGGGCTTCCTCCAAGCAGGATGAAAAGGACTGATAAACAGGTCGCTCATTCATTGCCCGTTTTTAAGACTAATAAGCCAAAGTAAAAAGGCCACGGCCCCGCCCAACATACCGAGAGTAAAAACGCCAACAGCACTATACAAAAGTGCTCTCTTAATGGCTTTTTTCTTAGCCAGTACACGAGCCTTTTCACGTTCTATTGCTTTCCGCTTGAGTTCTTTCCGGTTAGCCATGAATTTTTGATAATCATCCCAAAGACCGGCACGGCCTTGGTAGATGAAAAGTTGCTTTATTTCAGCTTCATGATTACGGATGCGTTCGAGTTCAAAAAACGCCGACATGTCTCCATCTTGAGCGTCTTTTTCTAACTGTTCTTTTGCATCTGAGAGTTTGACGAGATGAGGGCCCATCTCGCCAACGGACTGGATGTGCCCGCAAAGTTCTTTGACGGCCCCAATCGCTTCATTTGCAATTTTAACTGCAGCAATGGCCTCAAAGAGCATCGCAGCATCTCCTATGTAGTATTACGTCTCATCATATTCTCTCTCTGCATGGCAATGCGCTCCATGTTTACGTCATTGCGGTTTTCCGCGATTTCTTCTTGAGATTCAATTCTAGCAGCATCTGTCGCAGCTCGCTGCATCATTTTTTGTCGCTCAATTTCTAGATTGGCTTGATCTACTTTAGACCTGCGCTCTACATCGGCTGCTTTAATTGCAAGCTCTTGTTGACGTATTGCAACTAATGGGTCTTGTTCACCCTGCTGTTGCGGGTTGATTTGTTGCATGACTTGAGCAAGCAATTCAGCCTGAACCTGTGCTACGCGGGTTTCAATCTGCTCAGGCGGAATCTGAGGTTGAATTTGAGCCATACGGGGATCAATTGCGCCCATTTGAGCTGCACCCTGTAACTCAAGTGTTGCCTGCTTAATCTCTTCTTCCACCATTGTGCGAGCCTTAAATGCAATGTGCTCTTGGATATGCGCCAAAAACATGCCGTAAGCTTGCGGAGAAGCCTGTACAAGGGGTGTTTGCATGAGGACAACGTGAGCCATGATATGTGCGTCATGATCCTGTTCAGGAAACGCCTGTAAGAGCTGGCCGCTTAACCCACGAGCGTTTTCAATTGCCGGATCAGTGGGCTGTGGCTGCGGTGGCGGTGGCAAAATTTCTTCAATGTTCTGTACTTCTAACGCTTGGTACATACGCTTGTACGCGGCGTGTAAATTGTGCATTTCTGGGTTCGACTGCGCTAACTGCAACTGAGTCTGTGCCAGTGTGACACGCTGTGCCATTGAAAAAATGTTGGGATCAGAGACGGGGACAACATCAATCCGATTGTCGAAGTCCGATTGCATAATCTGACCATCACCACCCGCAACCATATACGGGTAAACAGGTGGCATATAATCGCGGATAATGCCAGCAAGTAACCGGAACTCGTTTTTCTGTGCATAGTGCAACCGCTTATGGATCGCACTCATGACTTTCATGCCACGCTCAAGTAGCGCGACTGTCGTTCCTACTGGCTGTTGTTGTGAACCCGGCGTTGCTTGCTGTTGATCAGCAATCGAAACAAATCTGCGCCCAGATTCAATAAGAACGCCCAGAAGCTGCCCAAGCGTTGCGGACGGCTCTTTGTATGGGAGTGGGATAATTGAATTCCGTATGTCACCGCCAGGAGCATCAATGTCCCTGAATTCACCGGGGGCAATTGGCTCATCGTCGTTACGAACGCGGATACCCCGCGCCTTGAATCCGGCTGGTAGGTTGGATAACGTGCCCGCATCGATCAACTGCCTCAAAATTGAAGTGGCTGCTTTGCCCAGCCCTCCAATCATGTGGATCAAGCCGAACCCATAAAACCCTAACCCAGGCAAGAACTTATAATGCACGAAATACTGTTGCTTGCGCTTTAGTGGATCGCCTTCTTCATAGTTCCTGCGGATTGACAGCACTTCACCAGACCCTTGGTCAATGGTGACAATGTACGGGAGTTTGATCCCCGTGGGCTCGTCATTTTGATCTAAGTCTTCAAAGCCTTCAATATCTAAATCTGTGTGTATTTCAAGAATAGTCAGGACATCATCTGTCTGCTCAGATTTTTCTATCCCCTGAAGCTCACGAATCTTATCCGTAACCTCGTTATCTTCCTCGTCATACCCAGTTTGAATATCAACATCTCTGTAGACACCAGCAACCTGTAACTTGCGAATTTGATTTTCATCCATGTGGAGCACATGCGTAATACGCGATGAAGTTGCAAGATCAGTCGTCGTGTAGGGGACAACCAAGTCTTCGGCAGGCACAAATCGAGAAACCGGTCTCTGTCTTGTCTCGTCATAGTAAACCTTCTTAAAGGTAGATCCGCACAAAGGCAAATAGAACAACATCTGATCCGTATCTGGATCATATTCTTCCATCACTTCTGTGATCATGTAGTTCATGAAATCTTTAACGCGTCCTGCCTGCGCTTCAACTTCAGGGGACTTAGCACCAATAATGTTGGTGCGTACCGGGCCTCCTGCCGGTAGTAATTCTTTGTAAGCTTGTGCCTGAAACTGTGTAACAGACTCAGAAATAATTGGGTGTGTTACTCCTGATGCCCCTTGAAAGGGTTGGCTACGCTCTTGCGTTTTGACTCCGAGCAAGTCGAGACCCTGAGTGTAGGCTTCTTGCCACTCGTTTCTTGAATCTTGATCGTCTTCGACTTTTGCTCGAAGGTCGCTCGATATTTCACCCAAGATTGATTCATCAAGAATTTCAGCAAGGTTGGCATTATGGTCGTATTCTTCTGTGACAACTTCGGCTCCTTCCGTCCCCATGAGCGCCTGAATAATCGCGCCACCTGCGCCATCATCCATAACTTCTGCACCACCCTCAAACTCTTCAGGCTCAGGTACATCAATTTCCATTCCAGGGACAGCTTCGATTGCACTGTCAATCATGCCCTGCATCTGATTCGGAGGAATTGACATTAAAATACTCCCTTAAACGAACTTTTACG